AAGCGACGGCATCGAAGAAGGCCTTGAGCATAACGCCAACGTGATCGCGGGAGATAAACGTCTCGGCCTCGTGCCTGACGTTGTCCGTGTCCACCGTTGCCCAGGCAGGATGGTTAGGGTCGATGTTGAAGATGTGTCGGCTCTGCACCATTTCGCGGTAAGGGATGACACCAGCCTCTCGCATTTTGTCCTGAGACTTCTTCGACTGCTTAAAGAACCACGCGTCGAAAGACTTGGCTTCCTTAGCCGGTGCAGTGAGGTCGTTCAGCGACATAAATCGTCCTCCTGTTTGTCCTGCATGGTCTTCCAGAGTTTCAGGTAGGCGTTAAAGCGGCGCTGCTTCTCCTTCTCGACGCGGGAAGGGATAGCCCGAGATGGTGGGGGCATCGGCTTGCGCTGCTTAGGCGGCTTGGACTTGTTAACCACGTTCATAGAGTGTGAGGACTTTAGGACAGCGTAAGTAAATTATGTTAATAGGTTCACCCATACAGCTCGACGAGAGTCGTAGGAGATCAGGGTCATCGACCTAAGTCGTCGCACGAGAGACGCGTGAGGCATCCGGCGCTTGCGGTTCTTGCGGACGTAAGGCAGGGCTAAGGCAAGTCGCCTGAACTCCTGGGCTGTAAATGTGCTAGGCCATTCCTTGACTGTCTCTTGTAGCCATCGGTTGGACTTCTGTACCTTTAGCGCGGCGGCTAAGGTCGCCTTCTCCCTAGCTCTTTCCATGACGTTAGGTTTAGTCCTCCAAAGGTGCCGCCACTTCTTGGTCAGTCGTCTTTGGCAACGGAGGTACGCGGCTTGGGCCGGGGTGGCCTTCCTCTTGGGCCTCTGGAGGTCGTCAGAACCCATTGGTGAGGCAGGCGAGCGTCAGCGGAGCCGTAGCCGAGACAATAATACTAGTATACGGATTTGCACAGTCTAGGCGTAGTGTAAGTCCTTGAGGTCTCATGGAGAGTTCCGAGGGGGGTATAGGGGGGCTAAGGCTGTCCTGCCCCTCAAAGGGACAACGGACGGCTCAGAGACCCCTTGGCGGGGCTGGAATGGGCCTTCTGGTCGTCCATGTCGGTCGGGGCGTACTCCCAGCGTATAGAGCCGTCGTCGGCGTGGCAAAGGTTGACGTGCCCGGCGAAGCGGTCGGTCGAGTCCTTTAGGCCTGAGCGGGACTGACGCTTGGAGAACCCGAAGCGGTACACGGCCCGACCGTCCGAGGTGTTCTTATGGGTGCGGAACAGGTAGCCCGAGTCGCGGGCGAAGTTAACCCATTCAGCGCAGCCGGCCCCGAGGTAGGCAAGTTGCTGGGAGGTCATCGCGTCGAGATCGTCAGCCGACTTGGGCTTGGTAGTGTGGTGCATATACAGCAGGGCGGCACCAGTCTTCTGGAGCATCTCCTGGACGCCACCGGGTCCGCGAAGGAACGCCGAGGTCGGTTCCTGCATGGCGATATCGAAGTTTGCATACGCCAAAAGGGGGTCAGCGATGATGAGGTCAATCTTGTGCTTCTTGACCATCTCGCCCAGGTACTCAACAAACTCAAAACCGACCTTAGATGACTGACGGACGAAGATTAGGTTCTCCTTGAGGGTGTTTATTTCAGACTGAATTAGTTTAGCGGTGGCGCCTGTCAGCCCTTCAGCTGCGTCCCCAAAGTCGTTCTCGGCTTGGACCATTAGGATACGGAGCGCTCGCACAGGCTTAAGGCCGAAGGGGGACTTGCCTAGAGCCCAGTGGACGGCAAGGTGTACCGCGAGGGATGACTTACCCGTGCCGGAGAAGCCGACGATTTGAAACGGGTAGCCTTTGCAAATCCAGCGCCGCTCAGCTCCGATCAGGACGGTCTTGTCCTCCTTTGGGTCAAAGGCCATCATGGCATCGAGGTCGAAGTACTCGGTCGATGGATTGGCCTCAACGGATGAGGTAGCGGCCTCTTCCTCTTGGAGCATCTCTTGTAGTGATACGCGAAGGTAGTCCGGGTCATCGCCAGACAATGCCCTATAAGCAATATGTTCTGCGGTGCGGGTTATATCTCGCAGTCTAGAGGCCTTAATAATCATTTTACCCCATGACGGATTTAGGGCAGTAAAGCCTACCTCCGAGGTCATAAGGTTAATCTCGTGCGTAGAATAGCCGCCCTTAATCTCCGCAAGGAAGGCGCTGATTGTTAGCTCATCGACGCCTAGGCTTTGATCGTTTAGCCGTTTGACGGCTTGTGAGACAAGACGAAGGGCTGGCTCTTCAAAGTGATAAGGGTGTAGCCCTTGAGGCAGACCGACACCGTCTCGGATGCAACAGCCGAGCAAGTAGCGTTCTACCTCGATGACCGAGGTGGGTGTTTTTGGTTCCATTGGCTTGGAGGTAAGGTGGGGGACTAAGGGGCTTAGGTCTTACGAGGTCGAGTCATTTCGCCGTAGTGGGCGACGGGGTAGGGTTTTGCGTCTCGCCGGATGTTCACGCGGTAGGTCTTCTCCTGGATAAGGCCCAGCTGCATCCCCTTGATGATATATTGCCGGGCAGTCGTGCGCTCACACTTCCAGACTTTGGCCCACTGGTCCATCGTTCGGAAACCCTTAGGGGGCTTCTCGGCTGTCTTGTGAATAGCCGCCATCACTCGGAGGAGTAGGGCGTCAGGCTTGCGGTGACTCATGGGGTAAAGGTCTTAAGTTCTGTCTGCCAGATCCACACGCCGCCCATCTTGTGGACGAGCCATGCCTTGTAGTCTCCGCCCTTGGTCACGAACCCGGCAACGAAGCCTGAGCCCCAGCGGGAGGTGGCGAGGCGGTGGGCACTATATGTCATCTCGTCCTTGCGGCAAAGGCAACCAGCGGAGAAGGCATTCCCGCCCCCGTGCTTCGTCAAGGCGATGCTTGCGAGGTTGTGGGTGTGTCCGTGTATCAAAGCCCCACCGTGAGTAGCGTAGTGGAGCCCCTGGACGACTGTGGCGTTGGCGCCATGTGCGTAGCCGTGAACCATAGCGACAGGGCCGAGACGATAGACGCCCTTGTCGGCGTGGTAGGGCAGGATGACCTTGGCCCCGTTCTGTCGAGCTACGCGGTTGATGCGGTCCTTTAGGTCGGTGCAGTAGTCGCGGACAATGGCCTGACCGTGGCCCTGCATGGAGTCGAGGCGGTGTTCGTGGTTGCCCCAGAGGTATACGTTGGGCTTCCACTTGGCAAAGAAGTCCTCGCCGGCCTCGATGTCCTCTTGAAGGGACTCAGCGCCTTCTTTGTCGGACCCAACGCCCTTACGGAGGGAGCGGAAATCGTAGTGATCGCCGCCGGCTATCTTAATGTCGGGCTTAAAGTCTTTGGTAAACTCGTAGAGGGCCGCGAGGGCTTCTGGGTCTGCCATGTCGCCGTGACTGTCCGAAGCGAAAATAAACTTGGTAAGGCGGCTCATACACTTGGAGCGCGTGGCTTGCCTTTGTGTCTGCCGAACTTCTCAAAGTGGCTGCGGAAGCGGAGCCCTTGACGGACGGCTGAGTTATACATCCCAGGAGCGGAGAAGCCGAACCTCTCTGCGGTCTCGGTAGCGGTCAGCCCTTCGGCGATGCCCTGAGCTGCGGCCTGAGCCATTGTCAGCCGTCCCTTAGCTAGGAGGTTGTTATGCTCGTCGTTCAGGCGGTGCGTGTGGGTCGTGCCGCGTCCCCACTCGAGACGGCGCCGACAGCCGGGAGGCCAGATGATGCCATGACGGCAGACGAAGGCCTCGATAGTCTTTAGGGTCACGCCCGCTATCTTGGCGGCGTCTTCGGTTAGCCAGGAGCCACGGATGGCTTCCCTGATGGCCTTGGCGATGTGTCGGTCAGTTGGGTCTTTGTAGTCGTCGACCCGGATATGTGGCTTGGAGTCGTAGTGAGGACAGGTGGCGAGAAAGCGAAGGCGGTCGATTGATACGCCCCAGCACCTCGACATCTCCGCCAGCTCGTCGTCGGTGGGGGTTGCCACGAGTCAGAACTTGTCGGAGGCCTTCGCGTCCTTCCAGAGTTGCAGTATGAACGCGGTCTCGTCGTCGGTGTTAACTTCGGCAAGGTAGTCGGTCACTTGATCACCGGCCTTAAGCAGCGCGTCGATGCCGTTCCTATACCTGTTCAAGTCCTTCTCGGAGATGACGACCCACTGACCGTCCTCGGTCATCTTGAGCGTGTTGCCGAGTTGGATATTCAGCGTATGCAAGGCGGCGACCTCTTTCTCGAGTTCTTCAATGCGTTCTTGTTTGGTTTGTTTACGGCTCATAGTTCTAAATG